TGGATCACTAGGAATTACCCTGATGTCATTGTTGGTTGGAACACTAGGATGTTCGATTTACCATATATAATCAGACGAATTGAAAATGTATTGGATGGTGAAGAAGCTAAGAAGATGTCACCAGTACGTGATTATTACATCAAAGATAATAATGATAATCCAAACGACATCATGGTGTACCTGAAGGGTGTTTCCCAGATGGACTTGATGGTGTTGTATCGGGACAAGTTCATGCATAAAATTGATGGTGGTTATAAACTTGACAATGTATGTGAAGTAGAGCTTGGTGAAAATAAACTTCATTACACTGGAACAATGAAAGAATTCTATAAGAATGACTTCCAGCATTGGTTCGAATATAACGTTCGAGACGTAGAACTATTAGTGAAACTGGAAGAGAAGTTAAACCTGATCAAATTGAGTCGAACTATTACATCATCTGGTCTATGTCAAATGGATTCAATTTATACATCAATTGGTTATATACTTGGATCATTAGCGGCACACTCACGAAACACATCAAGTGGTGTATTTCCATCATATAAAGCCCGTGATGAAGATACGAACGCTGTAAAGTTTGAGGGTGCGTATGTGTTCCCAACACAGATGGGTTTCTATGATAAGGGTGTTATTGGAATCGACTTAAAATCACTGTATCCAAATACAATGATTGCGTTAAATTGCTCACCTGAAACAAAGGTTGGTAAACTCAGTTACATTGATGATGAAACATATGACCTTTATAGACCGAATGGAAAGGTTAAACGTATCACAACCAAACAACTTGATACATTGACTAGTAAGAAATGTACCCTATCGAAGAATGCAACATTATTCTATAAACATGATGAGAAAATGGGTGTTGTTACTAGTTGGTTGAAGAACGCATATAATGAACGTGTTAAGATGAAAAAATTATCATACAAATATGAAAAGATGTATAAACGGGAAGACGACCCAGAACTGAAGCTTGAATATAAAAATATGTCAGATCGATATGATAATGCCCAATATGCACAGAAAATTAAGTTGAATTCAGTTTATGGGGTTTTCGGTACACCATTCTCACCGATTTATGATGCCGATATAGCACAATCAGTTACATTAACCGGACAATTTATCAATAGGGGTGTAAACGCGATGATTGAAGATAAATTCGGAAAGGGTAACACCATTGCTGGTGACACTGATTCCCAATATATCAACATCGAAAATATAACCGATGAATATTGTGAAAAATTTGGAAAGAGTTCATTAAAGGAATTCACCAGAACAGACATCAAAACCATGTTGGTTGAGATTGACAAATTCGTTGCGGAGGATGTGAATGATTTCGCTAAGAATATGGTCGATACAGAGTGTTTCACCACTGAGGGTTATAATATACAATATGAACGTGAGGTATTAGCATCAGAGTCCATTTTCTTCAAGAAAAAGCATTATCTAATGCATTTGATAGATGTTGGTGGTAAACAGAAAGATAAATTCAAATATATGGGTATCGCTGTTAAGAAGGGTGAATTACCAGCAGGTATTAAAACATTCCTTAAAGACATATATGAAAATACATGCAATAATAGTTGGGGTTATGCTGAATATGTAGACTATCTAAATGAGGTATATGAAAAATTCATCAACTTCGGATATGATGATATTTCAATATGGAAGGGTTATCGGACTGCAAAGGAATCAACAGGTTTCTTGTCAACAGAGAAGGGTACTGGAGCACAAGTTAGAGGTTTACATTACCATAATGACTTATTGGGTGACCTTAATATAAGGGATAAATATACCGAAATAAGGTTGGGTGATTTCATCCGGTATTGTTATATAAATAAAAGTAATGAATATGGGATTGATGTTATATCCTTTATAGATGGTTCGATGCCGAAAGAGTTTGAAGAGCTATTCACAATTGATTATATCAAAATGTTTACTAAACTGGTAATAAAACCATTGGAGGGTTATGTTGAAGCTATGGGGTTCATCCAATATAATCCAACTAACCAGATGGTTGAAGATGTATTCAGTTTTTAGGTATAAATACCAATGAAGAAGTGACTTAATGTTAATAAGAAGAGGTTAAATAATGAATATATTTAAGATGTTTGGTGGTGTGGGTAGAACTAAAGGTGAGATTGATACAGCAAATCCAAATATGGATGTATTTTCTGAACTTAGTACGGATGAGATTGATATTGAAGATTTAGCGGTAACTGGTAATAGTAATAACGGTACTGACCCAGAGATGCGTTATATGAATCAGGATTACTATTATAACAAAATATATACACCCATCCCAACTAATAAAGAAAGTCGATTAAGAACATATCGACTAATGGCTAGGTATCCAGAGGTTCTTCAATGTATTGAGGATATAGCTGATGATACGTGGATGAAAGATGATACTGATCGATACACATCAATCACATTCAACCCAACATCGAAAAATACTGAATCACAAGATCGTCAGAAGATTTTAACGGAAGAGTGGAGTAAGTATATTGCACTATTCGATTTAAATATGAATGGATTTAACTATGTTAAACAGTTTCTTGTTGATGGTGAACTTGCGTGGGAGAATATCATAGATGATAAGAAAATTGATAAGGGTATTATTGGTATAAAATATCTACCAACTGATCGATATGACTTCTTACGTGATGTGGTCAAAGATGAGAATGTTGGTGTATTATTCAAAGATATTGATAGTGCAGTTAATCAATTATCATCAAACTTCTCAACATCAATGACAGCATTTCAGGACATTGATCCAAATTCGGGCAGTGCTTCTTATACGAGTCAGGTATTGAATAATAATGTAATACCAATGTTGTGGTCACAGATGACATACATCAACACCGGAGATTATGATCATTCAGGTTCGATTGTATATCCACTGATTGATAGATCACGTGAATCATATAACCAGTTAGCACTTATGCATGATGCGGCGGTTATTCTTCGTGTCGTTAGAGCACCTGAACGTTTAGTGTTTAATGTTGATATCGGTAATATGCCTGATAAGAAAGCTAAACAACATATGCGGTCATTTGTTAACTCAATGAACTCTAAAAAAACAACCAACCGTGATGGTCAGAAACAAAGTCGATATGATCCACATGCAATGCTTGAATCATATTACTTCTGGAAATCAAAAGAGGGTGGTGGAACAGAAGTTACCACACTAGGTTCAACCGCTACATATGGTGAAATGGAGGACGTGGAATATTTCCTAAGACGTTTATATAAATCATTGAAGGTTCCATTCTCAAGGTACCAACAAGCTGAGAATACCATGGAACGTGATGATACGATCACATATGAGGAATATGCATTTACCCGTTTTATTATAAGAATTCAAAACATGTTTGCCGCTGGATTCAAGAATGGTTATATCACACATCTTAAATTACGTGGATTATGGGACAAGTATGAATTAAGTAGATATGATTTTGAAATCAACATTAATAAACCTATACTATATGAACTATATCAGCAACAAAAGCTTCTACAACTTAAAATGGAGAACTATGAACTTGTAGCAGATAAGGATGAGTTTTCAAAAGAACTTGCAATGGCTGATATACTTGGTTGGACACAGGAAAAGATTGATGAAAACCGAACGTTTAACCGTAAAGAGTTATTAGAGGAATCAATTATCACATTCTGGACTGAGCGTATTGAGGAATTCGGTCCTAAAGATATTGATTCACCAATTCCATGGGATGAAGAGGAAGAACCTGAAGAGGAAGAACCTGAAGATGATGAAGAGTTCTAACATCCAAATATAATAACATAAATCATTTAAAAAGACCCATCAATTATTTGGTGGGTCTTTTTGTATAAATAACATTGAAGAACATGGAGATAATGATGAAAGAAACTTTACTAAAACTTATGGTTGAAAACGACTTCAATGACTATGATATAGTCACTGAAGCCAATGATGCTGGATTCAAACAGATGAAATTGGTTGGTCCATATATAGTTGCAAACAAATTAAATGGCAATGACCGACTATACCCACTCGATGATATGAGAACAGAAGTAACACGGTTCATTAACGAGATGGTTAAGACCAATAGAGCACTTGGTGAACTTGAACACCCAGAGTACACCCATATCAATCCTGCTGAAGCGGCTATCAGAATCACAAAACTTAATGAGGAGAAAGATGATGAAGGTGTATGGATCGGTGAATCCATTATATTAGCATCTGATCAAGATAACAACATTAAAGGTACACCAAAGGGTGATATATTAGCATCACTAGTTCAACACGGTTCCAAGATTGGATTCTCAACACGTGGTGTTGGTAAACTAGTTCAAGAGAAGTGGGGAAATAAGAAAGAGTCGGTGGTTCGAAATTATCGGATGTCCACCGTTGACTGTGTTGTTAACCCATCAATAGGTCAGTTTGTTGATGGTATACTGGAGTCGAAAAACTTCATGGTTGATATACATGGTGACATACTTGAAGTCAATTATAATATAGTTGAAAACGGTTTAAGCAACCTACCTAAAAAGCAACGTTCGGAGTATATATTT